TCTCGACCAGAGCCCTAGACCTCCTGGGTTTCCCCCGGGTCTAGGTTCAAGTCTCTTGTTCAGAGGCAGGTCCCTTCGTTTTGTGTTGAATCGTCTGAATGGTCGCGGTGGGTATCTCGTAGCTAAGGTTCTTTTCACTCTTGTACAGGGTGTCAAACGGGCAACTGCTACAGTACCCCATCCCTTCATTCTGGAGACGATGTTGAAACACAAGTCCGCCATGGAACGTGAACTTCCAGTGTCCGAACCCTTCCTTGATCGGTTCGAGCAAACACTTGAGAAAGTTCCCTGGAAGACGGTCACCAACAAGGTAACCTTACATGAAGTAAGTACCTCGGCATCGGAAGACCGTACCGCTGGAGAGGGCGGAGCCCGTGAGGCCGTGCGTTCCCTTCTAATGGGACCACAGACCTTGTTGTCTATGAACTATCGACCGCATGAGGTGTCGTTTCTGTTCATACAACCGTGGACCGAAGGAGTCCAGAAGAGCTGATCACCTCTTATACGTCAGTTCCGACGTCTCCTTACCTTAGGTTCCATGGGAGGGCTATTCTGAGTGCTAGGGTCGCGGCGGTCTTGGAGCCGTTGAAGTGCCGGTTGATAACGGCAGGACCCTCTTTCGAGTACTGGATGGCGCGCAGTTTCCAGAAATCTATGTGGGACTACATGGGTCACTGGCCACAGTTCGTGGCTACCCATCGTCCATTGGACCATTCGGATTTTAGGGGCCTTCTGATGAGAGAAGAGAAGGTAGCCCCAGGTCACTTCAATAAGTGGACCTCTGGAGACTATAGCGCCGCTACCGATAATGTGAGTGCTACATTATCAAATGCCACATTGGAATGGTTTCTATCGCGCTCGCGATTTGATAATCTATCCTGGATCGGCTCATTGAGCTATCGGAATATACTAAGGTCAGTACTTGGTGGGCATATTTGTAAATATCCCATTGATCAAGACTACTTAGATCGGGAATCCCAAATGATTAACGATATGAAGTATCCGAAGGGAGGAAGTAGACAACCTGTGTATGATGATCGTCTCTTTGATGGTCTGCGCGCAATAGTGGCTCGTTCTGAGTCCCTATTGGTCGATGCAACTCAAAGAAATGGTCAACTCATGGGTTCACCACTTTCGTTCCCTATACTCTGCTTCATTAACCTGATAGTGTATCAAATGAGTCTCGAAGAGTACCTTGATCATGAGGTGCCTTTGGAGGATCTTCCGGTTCTGGTAAACGGAGATGACATTCTCTTCCGTACCAATGAAAGGCATTACGAGATCTGGCGGGGTCTTGTCGCACAGGCTGGCTTTGAGCTGTCTGTCGGTAAGAATTACGTTAGTGAGAGCTTCTTTTGTATCAACTCCCGCGGTTATCTTTTCAAGAATGGACAGATAACCGACCTTCCCTTCCTTAACTTGGGTCTCTTGACAGGTCAGTCAAAAGGAAACAATAAGAGGGGAGGTTCTCAGTAGGATCCTGATCACTTCGGGATCGAGGGGATCTATAATGAGATGGTTCTGGGTGCACACGAC